GGGCGGGGGCATCGAGGCGGGCTGGGGCATCAAGGCGGGCTGGGGCATCAAGGCGGGCGAGGGCATCAAGGCGGGCGGGGGCATCGAGGCGGGCTGGGGCATCAAGGCGGGCTGGGGCATCAAGGCGGGCTGGGGCATCAAGGCGGGCGAGGGCATCAAGGCGGGCGGGGGCATCGAGGCGGGACTGTCGATTCGTTGCAAGCTCGTTCTGAGCTTCGCATTTCATCTCTTCGCCGGGATCGCGTCCTGGAAAAAGGCTGAAGGCGAAGATCTCGTCGTCGAAGCCAAGCGCATCGACGGCGACGTGAAATACGGAACCGTTCGGCTGTTGACGGAGAAGCCCAAGCGACGCGCGACCAAGAAAGGACCGAAGCGATGAGCGACGACTCGCGGTGGAATGCCGGGGCCAAGAACTACGCGGCGAACGTACGGGCCATCGCTGCGGCGCTGAGTGGCGTGCGCACGCCGGTGGAATCTAAGCGCGTGCGGAAGTTGATTGAACAGATTCTGGCGGCAACAAACGAGTTGACGCGGGAAGCGCAGTCATGACATGTCTTAGAATGCCCAACGGCATAGTCTGCGTCGGCAATCCGACCGAGTCGGTAACGACGCGTAGCGGTCGCTTGCTCAATCTGGAGTGGCACGACTACTTCGGGCCGTCAGTGATTGGCCGGCGCGGGATGCTGCGATCTTTGACCAGCCGCGAGTTCAGCGATCCAAACGTGGACGCGTGGATTGTCAGCCATGGGGGAAAGAGCTGTATGGATGATGCCGGGCCATTGTTGCCGAAAACGAGAAAGCGCCGACCTGAGCCGCTTGGTCCGACAAAGACAGTCAAGCCGAAGATCGCCCACAAGGCGAAGTACATTGATCACAAAGGGAACGTGTCCGCGCTGTGCTATCGAAAGACTCGTGCCGTCGATCTCTTGCGCGAAACGGCGGTGATGGTCGACGCTAGCGTTACGTGCCCTAAGTGTTTGGATATTTTGGCGGCAACGCCGAGGCAGTCATGAGCTACCGGGCTGGCGTTCACGGATTGGACCATTTGGGAATTCCGAGCGACGATGCGAAGATCACCTGCGACGGGTGCGGGCTGGTTTGGTACGTGCCACACATGCGGCCTCCGAATTGGTTTCTGGACGGCAAGGCGAAACCAGGATGGTACAGGTTGACGAAAGTAAACGAGCGTCTCGACTACTGTCCAACGTGCATCACTGCCGCACTCAAGTCGATGGCAGCAGCGGAAGCCAAGAAAGGACCGAAGCGATGAGCGACGACTCGCGGTGGAATGCCGGGGCCAAGAACTACGCGGCGAACGTACGGGCCATCGCTGCGGCGCTGGGTGGCGTGCGCGTGCAGGTGGAATCTAAGCGCGTGCGGAAGTTGATTGGTGGAGTGAGAGATGCCATCGAGAAAAGACAGTGGCTGCACGACATGCCTTGGAAGCTTAGCGAATTAGTGGGGATGGAGCTGCGTGCCTGGCAGGACAGCCAACTGGCATTGCAGCGGGCGGGATACCTGCGGCGCCTTGGCGGATCGGTCGATTTCCTTGCGTAAAACGGCTCGGGTGGGCCAACAATAGGTGCATGAGGATTCTGCAATTCATCCGCGACCACTGGCTGCTGCTGAGCCTGCCGGCCATGTTTTTTGGTGGAACGTTTGTCGGCGACTGGTTGAGGCTGTCACAATGCCGGCACGATCGCGGACACAATTTTTCTAGGGAGAGCGGCGTCTATTGCCGAGACTGCGGCCGGCTACTGAATAACGACGGCAGCGAAAGGGACATTTCATGATTCGAATCCTGATTCTCGCGTGGGCCGCGCTATTCTTCCTAGTCGCCCCAGCCCGAGCCGCTGAGCCCGCGCTGTCGTCCGCCCAGCTCTGCCGAGTCCAGGACTCGATTCGATTCCGGGCGCCGGCCTGGACCGCCGAGGAGTGCGACCGCATCGCCGCGGCCTTGGCCGTCACGCCGGCCCCGCGCACGTTCGCTGCCCTTGCCATCACCGAGAGCGATCTTCGCCCACGAGCGATTGCCTGGCATGGTCAGCGCGTGGCCGACGTTGGACTTTTAGGCATCAGGTGCCTGCTCGACAATGCCGGCAAGACCTGCGCCAACGGCGCGGCGTCTGGCTACACGATTGAGCAGCTTCGCGACGCCGAGACCAACATAGCCGTGGGCGCCGTGCTCTGGGTCAGCAACGGCGGCCGTCTCTCGCGGTGGAATGCCGGGGCCAAGAACTACGCGGCGAACGTACGGGCCATCGCGGCCGCGCTGGATGGCGTGCGCGTGCCGGTGGCGTCCAAGCGCGTGCGGAAGCTGATTGAGCAGATTTTGGCGGCCATCGGGCCGGAGAAAGTGAGGAGTTGATGCCTGACGTTTTCGACAAGCCAGGTGCTCGCCCAGCAGCCTCCTACGCTCTTCTATATCCCCACCTGGTAGAGCTTGTGCGACCGCTCGGCTACGCTCTCGCCTTGCATGGGAGCATGAATCGCGACTTCGATATGGTGGCCGTGCCGTGGCTGGCAGTGGTGGCCATGGACGGACTGCGAGAGCGCCCACGGCAGCGGGCGAAGCTCAGGAGCGTGTGACCGTGATCGATGTTAGGGCGCGCACTGTCCCGCGCTACAAAGTGGCGGGAGAACTGAAATGGTATCCGACAGTGCACGGAGCGCTGCTGCGGCATGCGTACAATCTGATCAAGAAGAGGTGTCCACAAACCGCCGCCGGCATTCGATGCGACCCCTACGAGATGCCGTGCAAGTGGCACGAATTGGATGCGCGGTATTCGAAGCGTGTTGCTTTGCGACTTGTGCGCATGTGGCGCGCGAAGCTCAGGAGCGTGCCGCCGTGCTGAGCACGACCGTCGATGCGGACGAGATGGACCGGCAAGAAATCGAAGCGACCACCGCCGAGTTCGAAGCCAAGCTCGCCAAGTGGAAGGCCGCGCAGGCCGGCCCGAGGCTGACCAAATCCAAGGCCGGCGGGCTATACGGCCGAAAGCCGAAAGTCCCACGCGAGAAATTCGAGGCGCAGGTGGCGGCAACACGGGCGACGCTCAAGGCGCGGCAGAAGCGCGAATTGAGCTTCCCGGCGCCGAAATGCACGAAATAGGGAGCGCGGCGGGTTGCACTTAGTTGCCAACCGCCGCGAAAGGGTTCGCTTTTTTTCTTGAAATGCTGTTGGGCGTGTGATTTAGTGCTGGGCATGCTCAAGGATGCCGCAAACTATCGCGCGTTGAAAGTAGTCGCTCCCCCGTCAAGTCGGCACCTTGAGCAGTATCGATCGGGCGTCGAAGCGACTACTTTGAGCGCGCGAGGTGACTGGAGTTGAATCATGTCAAGTAAGCTAGATCCGCGTCCAGGGTTAGAGGTGTGCTCGAATACCTCCGGAACAATCCTCATCCGACAAGATGGATTTGAAGACGACTTGGACTGGTGAGGTGCAACTGTGAAGAAGCTTGGAAAAGTTGAAAGAACCATGAGAGGTTTCGAAATTATCAGATTCTCGGATCGATATGGCGCCCCATGCTCGTTGCAGATGTCTTCTCTGGCCGACTTCGCTCAAACTGGAATCAGTGCCGTATGGCTTGGCCCGGATGAAGCTGAGCCAAAGGTGCTGGCGAGTGATGCCGCTTCTGTCGGAGTAATTACGTCTGAGACGACTGGATGGGTTCCGTATCCAGTGCCAGAGGCAGTATTGCTTAACACGCGAGCGCATCTGGGCAGGACTCAGGTAAAGGCTCTGATTGACCACTTGCAAGCATGGCTGAAGAACGGATCATTCGAAGTTTCTGAAGCGGCGGAAGCGTAGTAGCTATGCGCTGGGAAGACGAGCGATACATCCGCATCTTCACCCGAGACACGCCAACCTGGGATGCTTTGGGGTGGGAGGCTCAAGCGCTTCTCATGCTAATTTTTCGCAAGATGGACCGCACCGGGTTGCTCGCATTGGGGGCTTCTGGCATGCGTGGACTTTCCGCCTGCGTGCGCATGCCGGCTGACGTGGTAGAGCGCGCTCTAGCCGTGCTGATTGAAGATGGCGTGTTGTCATGGAGCGGACGGGATTTGTTCTGCAAGAATTTCCTAGCTGCTCAGGATTGCCCGAAGTCTGACTCTCTACGGTCGAAGGAAAAACGCGAGCGCGCTCAACAGAGGTTGGCTCAAGAAAAGGAAGAGTTGACACGGAAAGTGTCACAAATGCCACGAAGTGACACGAGTGCGCCACGAAGTGACACTCCTTCCGTGCCTTCCGTGCCTTCCGTTCCTAACCTACCAGAAGAATCTCTCTCCCCGCGCGATCCTAGTGCTACCACCACGGTACACGGTGCAGAGTGCGTGTGCGCGGGAAGCTCAGTCTGCCTATCTCCGGTCCTGTGCGAGCCCACACCCAAGCGCTACACTGGCTGGGAGCTGCTCCAGCTCTTCGGAGCGACCCGCATTCGAGTCTTGGCTATCCAGCCCCCACCGGGAGCCGGAAACCCGTCAGACAGCAACGGGAAGGCCGGAGCGATGGCTGAGAGCCTGAGCCCGGAAGCATCCGCCGACGTCTTGGCCACCATGGAGCTTTTCTTCAAGCACGTGAAGGCCGGCGAATATGACCCCAAGGACGCAACGCAGCCGAGTTTTGCTTTTGGCTCGTGGATTTCGAAGTTCGATGCGCTCCGGGAGGAGATGCACGGGTGTACTCCAAAGGTGGCGCCCAAGCCAACCGGGACAAATGGAAGACCGGCGCAACGCCAGGTCACCTACGACAGGATCACATGACCCCCGAGAACCAGACCCCACCGCACGACGAAGAAGCCGAGCTGGCCATCATCGCATCCGCCCTGGTCTACGGGCAGGACGCGCTGGACGAAGCAGGAGCGCTGCAGGAGGGCGACTTTCTTGTGCCTGCTCATCGGGACGCATGGCGGGCCATCTCTCACCTGGCCGCACGCCATGCGCCCATGGACCCCATTTCGGTCGGTGCCGAGGTTGCGGCGCTCGGGATGGACAGACGCTTTGAACCAAGCTGGTCTGACTGGTCGTTTACGGCCGCCCGAAAGGCGCAGGTCGTCCAGCTCGTGGCGCATTTCGCTGGGATCGTCCGTCAGATGTCGGTGCTGCGCAGGCTGATTGATACCTGCGTCGAGGTGGCGGCGAAGGCATACGCGCGCCAGCCGGCGGACGAGGTCATGTCGCTGGCCCGAGAGCAGATCTCGAAGCTGGAAATCTACGGAGACGAGGACGAGCCGACAAAGATCGGCGATTTGCTCCCCGGTGCGCTTGAGGAAATCGAGAGCCGTAGCCGCGGAGAAGGCAAGGCGATCAAGTCGAGTATTTCGACGCTCCAGAGAATTATTGGAGGTTACAAAGCTGGGCAGCTCATCCTGTGGGCAGCGCGGCCGGCGGAAGGTAAGACGGCAGCCGGCTTGAAGGAGGCAATCGGGGCAGCACTTGATCAAGGCGTTCCAGCGTTGCTTTCGTCTCACGAGATGTCCGACCAGGAAAACGTCGAGCGCGTGCTCGGAATGAAGGCCAAGGTCGAGGTCTCTCGAATCGTAAACGGAAGCATGGAATACAGCGACTGGAAGAAGATCCAGTCTGCCGGCGGTGACGTCTCAGAAATACCGCTGTACATCGACGATAGGCCACTTCCTTTGGCCAAACTGTGCTCCACCATTCGGCGCTGGCACACAAAAGAGGTGACAGGCAAGAGCAAGGACATAGCCCTGGCGGTCGTCGACTACGCCCAGCTCGTTAAGGTTGAGAAGTCGTTCAACGCTCAAACGCGAGAGCGCGAGGTGGCGTGTGTGTCGCGTGAGCTGAAGTTGCTGGCGAAAGATTTGAAAATCGCGATCATTTTGGTGTGCCAGCTCAGCAGGGCAGTCGAGGCGAGAGGAGGGCTTCCTCAACTTTCCGACTTGCGCGAGAGCGGCGCCCTTGAACAGGATGCCGACGTGGTGATCTTCATCCACTGTGAAGCCCCCCCCGAGGATAAGCAGGCCAGAGGAAAGTCTGGTCCTCGCGTGCTCGTGATCGCCAAGCAGCGAAACGGAAAGACGGGACTAGCCGATACCAACTGGATCGCCGAGTACATGGAATTTGTAGGGGCAGAGGGAAGCGACTACGATGGACCAGACACCCGCACCGACTGGCAAAACCAAGGAGAGTGACCAAGTGACCATAAGCATAGACGTGGTATGCGACGACTGCGAAGAAGGATTCTGCACCGGGATGGAGACGATTGAGGAAGCGCGCGAATGTGCAAAGCTGCACGGGTGGACAACTCGGGCATGCGACAACGATACCAACGACCTTTGTCCAGACTGCGTAGATGACGGACGATGACCACCCCAATCGAGGACCGCGCCGCGTGGGCAATCCACCGAGCCGCAGCCGGGAGCATCTACAGCCTGACCAAGCACTATTTTTGCGCCGAGGCCATCGGCTTCATGGCCGCAGCCACGCCGGGGGAGCGTCTCGCCGCCGACCTCGGCAAGCCATGCAAAAGGTGCGCGGGTATTTGGGACAGCCAGAATGCGATGGGCGCTCGGTCATGATTTCTTCGAGACGACCGAAAGCGTGGAGACCCGAGGAAGACGCTGTGATCGTCGCCATGATTCACGCGTCCACTGTGGCCGAGATAGGCGCGAAGCTCGGAAGGTCTTGCCCTTCGGTCTACAATCGCTCGTCGCGCCTCGGCCTACTGACGAAGCGACGATGGACCCACGCGGAAGATTTGCGGCTTGAGTTTGACTGGGGCGCTCCGGTGGCAGCGCTCGCCGCAGAACTGCACAGGAGCGAGGAATCAGTACACAGACGTGCTCTTAAACTGGGGATTGCTGGTATACCGTCGGGTGGAGAACGCATATCCGCTTCGGTGAAGCGTTGCGGATTCAAACGCGACCAGCTGAAACGCATTCTCAAATGGGCGGGAGTGGAGCTACATCCTGTTCTTCCGACCGGCATGCGCAAAAAGCAACGTCGCCAGTGGGTCGAGAAAACGGACTGTGACGATGCCATCGCGAAGTGGGCGAGTTCTGAAACGGTTCAGCGGGCGGCAATCAGGATCGGCATCAGCTGGCCAACCGTCGTGAGGCGTCTCGAACGCGGAGGACTAAACGTCGAGAAGTATCGGTGCGGATGCACAATCAGAATTCCCAGCGATGTGCTGGACGGCGTCGCGGCAAAAGCCGCATGAGAAAGAAAAAAACCAAGGAGGACAGAATGGAAACGAGACGACTACCAGTGAAGCTGACCGAGGATGAGATCACCCAGCGAGGCCGGGCGAGCGCCAAGTTCGACCGAGACCGGGCTGCTCTGGAGGAAACCAAGAAGGCGGCAAACGACGAATTCAAAGCGAAGATCAACGCCTGCACCGAAGCGATCAGCAAACTGAGCCAGTCAATCATGACCGGCGAGGAGGACCGGGACGTCGAGTGCGTGGAGGAGCGCGACTACGTTCGCAAGGTCGCCGAGCTTCATCGAACCGACACCGGCGAAGTCGTGGAGACGCGACCGCTCGATGCCGACGAATTGCAAGAGAAGCTGTTTCCCAAGGCCCCCGAGCGCAAGCCAGGAGGGCCGAAGCTTCCGGGCATGGGCGGCGACGAATTCGGAGAAGGCAGCGGGCCAGACGAGGGACTTGGTTTCTAGGCCACGACGATAGGGAACGTAACCGCGCTCAGTGGATCCGTAGCGATGAAGCTCACGCACTGGGAATCAGTCGACGGAACTCGATACCCGTGGGCGCGGGCTTCAGTGGCGGAGGAAATTCGCGACTGGATGGAAGAGGTAGACCACGCCGACGTGCTGGCCGCCGCAGGGGAGAAGGTTGTTCCGCTGTTGCTCACCGGGGAAACCCGATGTGGCAAGACCTCGACGCTTGCGGCGGTAGCACTGCATTACAAGGTGCCCGCGTTTCGGATGAGCATCAGCTCGATCATCGGCGGCTACATGGGCGACACCACCAAGGCCCTGAAGGCGTCGCTTGAGGAAGCTGCCGCGGCACCGTGCGGGCTGTGGGTACTCGACGAGGTGGACGGAATCTTTCAGCAGCGCACCGAAGACGGCCAGGGCGCGAACAAGGAACGGAACGCAGCTCTTGCCGTGGCGCTGTCAACAATCGAGAATCTGCCACCCCACGTGATGCTGGTGGCGACCACCAACGAGCCGCACATCATCGACCGAGCCATGCTGGCGCGATTTCGCCGGGTGGACTTCCCGCAATGGAACGAGCTGGACTTGTCCGAACGAAGAAAGTTCGCCAAGTCCCATGGGTGCGAGCTGGCCTACTGTTCGTCGAGTTACGCCGAAGTTGTGCAAGAGGCGCGATCGGCACGCGTGAAACGGATCATTGCAGAGTCACGGACCAAAGGAAATCAGGAGGACCAATCGTGAAAGTGAAAAGTGTGAGGATTCCAGCCGCCCAGGACTTGCCAGCAAACGCAGCCGAGCTTCGGGCCGCGGTACTTCGCGAGGCGTGCCGATGCAGCGAAGTAGCGCACGGGAAATGTGAGGAGCACCCGACCGTCCGCCAGTTTGCAGCACTCGCCCTTGCGCATGTGCGGGCCGGTGGGCGGGCGTTCTGCGTGCATGACGTCCTCGGGCCGGTGCGGGCGGTAGCGATTCTCAACGTGGCGAAAAGCACCGACCTGCACACCGGGCTGAGACGTCACCCTGGTCTCGTCGGATTCGCGCAGCGGTTCGGGGCGAAGCTGACGGCAACATGGGGAGAAGGAACGAAAGGCAAAGCAGCGTGATGCTGTTCGCAGGTATCGACCCTGGGAAGGAAGGCGCGATCGCATGGATGGACGGCGCGCGCTCCCAGATAGAAATCGCCGACGCTCCGCTACTGGAGGATGGCAGCTACGACCTAATCGCCGTCCACGAGCTTGTGAGGTGTGTGTGCAGGGAAGGAAAGGCTCAGGTGTGCGTCCGCATCGAGGACACCATCAGCGTCCCCCACGCGGCCCATGGCGAGCGTTTCCTGCCCGCCTCCGACAAGTGGCTGCACTACTCGCTCGGGATGTGGCAGATGGCGTTCGCAGCGTTCAAGGTGCAGACGCGCGTTGTCCACCCCCGGACGTGGAAGGAGGCGATATTCTCCGGCATCGCCAACAGCGACGCGGCCGAGGAGATGGCCATCCTGCGAAGATTCCCGAGCCGAGGATTGGAAAGCAAGTTGCGCGGTCCCAAGGGCGGCCGGCGGCCAGGCCGTGTAGATGCGGTCGCCATCTGCGAGCACGGGCGTTGCACCTGGAATTTTCACGCGACCGAGCACAATGCTTGACAGCGGATTGCCATATGTCAGGATATTGGCAGGAGGTCGCATCATGAAGGAATCCCCCGAAATCCCCACCACCGAGAATACGCGAGGCATCCTCGTGCGCGAAGTGGACGGCAAGACGCAGGTCGTGCTGGTCGACTCCGATGGACGCGAGGATGACGTGGTGCCGGTGCGGATGGCGGAACGCCGGAGACTCGCGGCTTGAGGCGTTGGTATCGTGGACGCTGCCCCGCTTGTCAGGGCCGCGGGGTGCAAGCTCGCCCTGCCCGCTGGTCCCACGTGATCTGGTTGCACTGTGACCCGTGTGGAGGGAAGGGTAAGATTGCCGTTTCATTTTCACGAACGAGGTGACGCGTGACCGCGAAGCAAGCCAGAACGGATCCATCCGTGCGCGACCAGATTTCCCGCGATGCTCATGCTGGCGATCGGGCCGTAAAATCCTACCTCGACGGCTACCCACCAGGGCACGGACGTCTAGCCGCCTCGCTGCGTGCGGTGGCCGCTGCCGCTGGTATTGACCTGGCGACTATCCCGGTGCGGAGCGAGGCCGAAATCGCCCACCACCGCGCGGACAGGCGCCCGCGGTGCAAGCGGTGCGCAGAGCTGGAGGCACGTGTGGCCGAGCTGGAGTCGCAGCTCGGTGTCAGTGGCAGCGTGGTGACCGCAAACGCGTCACAAGTTCCCGGACAGGCCACCGACAGGCCACCGAAGCCGACCCTCGTAGCATCCGCCGGGTAGAGCTTGACCAGCGCGCACAGGCGCGCGATACTAGCGCCTCCTGTCACTCCTTGGTTGGAGAGCCCCCGCCGGTTTGGTCCCTGGCGGGGGCGTTTTTTTGTCCCGCGTGCTGTTTTGACGCAACCAAGAATAATCGACAGTGACTACTAGATAGGCCCTTGCGCTCGTCCGCCAGGCGGACTATATTCGTATCTGTCAGCGAGACACACCAACCAAGGAGACAGCGACCATGGCCACCATCAAATACCGCAACACCAACGAGCGATTTGGCGACACCACGACGACCTACGCCGGTCCCATCGACGCGATCGTGGTCGAGATGCGGCCCACCATCCGGGCGTGGGCACAGGAGCAGCTGCGCGACGGAGAGACCATTGGGCGCGCTGTCAATCGCATCGAGTCCGAGTTTGTCTACGGCCTCGTCGGGATTGAGGAGCCCGAAGGAGTCAAAGTGGGACCAGGCTGGACGGACTAGTTAGCCACCGCCCGTCAGTCGCCGCGAATCGGACGCGGGACGGGCACCACAGTGAGCCGCAGCGATAGCGGCGCCAGGGACTACCGACCAACCAACCACAGGAGGACCGACAATGACGACACATCACGGAGATTTGACGATCTACCCCGGCGAGCACCGGGAAATGTGCGACCTCACCCAGGTCACGGGCGGGCTCGACGTCAGCGAGGGCGCGACGCTCACAGCTCCAGCGCTCACCCAGGTCACGGGCTGGCTCGACGTCAGCGAGGGCGCGACGCTCACAGCTCCAGCGCTCACCACCACGGGCGGGCTCGACGTCCGCGAGGGCGCGACGCTCACAGCTCCAGCGCTCACCACCACGGGCTGGCTCGACGTCCGCGAGGGCGCGACGCTCACAGCTCCAGCGCTCACCCAGGTCACGGGCTGGCTCGACGTCCGCGAGGGCGCGACGCTCACAGCTCCAGCGCTCACCCAGGTCACGGGCGGGCTCGACGTCAGCAAGGGCGCGATGCTCACAGCTCCAGCGCTCACCCAGGTCACGGGCGGGCTCGACGTCAGCAAGGGCGCGACGCTCACAGCTCCAGCGCTCACCCGACGATAGCGGCGCCAGGGACTACCGACCAACCAACCACAGGAGGACCACCATGTTCACGACCACCCAAGAAATTCCCATTACGCCCGAGCTACTGGCGCGGATATTCCCGCCGAAGCGCCGCGAGCTAGCGCCCCCGCCGAGCATTCACGAGCTGGCCATGGACGCGATTTGCCGGGCAGAGCTGCAACTCGGGATGACTGAGACGCGAAGTGAGTTGCGGGCCATCTCGGCGGTTGAGGATGCCTGACCATGCTGGACCATGAGTTTTTTCCCACGCCACCGAAACTCATCTCGCGAATGCTCGCGGACATCGACTGGAGCACGATTGTGACGGTGCTGGAGCCACAGGTCGGTAAGGGCGACATCGCCGCCCGTGTCGCCAAGATGCTCGAATCGGCTCGCGAACGGAGTTACCGCAGCACGCGCGACTACGACGGAAAAAGCGATATCGACTGTATAGAACTTGACCCCGACCTGCGCAATACCCTCAAGGGCGCAGGCTTCCGCGTGGTGCACGACGATTTCCTAACCTACGACACCCGTAAGCACTATGACCTGATCGTGATGAACCCGCCGTTTTCGGACGGCGCCCGACACCTGCTGAAGGCGTTGGAGCTGGCCCAGTACGGCGGGCAGGTGCGATGCCTACTCAATGCAGAGACCATCCGCAACCCATTCAGCAACGAGCGCAAAACGCTGGGCGCGAAGCTGGAAGAGCTGGGCGCGACGATCACGTTCCACGCTGGCGAGTTCTCCCAAGCCGAACGCCCCACCGATGTCGAGGTCGCTCTCATCAGCGTGGCGATCCCGAGCAGCGTCCCGGACAGCATCATCCTGGGAGACCTACACGAGGCGCGGAAGGCCGAGGCGGCTAGGCATGGCAGGGCAACGGACATCGTCTCTGGTGACTTCGTCGAGGCCATCGTGGCTCGCTACAAGTTCGAGATCGACGCGGGCGCGCGGTTGATTCAGGAATACCAGAAGATCGAGCCCCACCTGCTGGACAGCTTGCGCGGCGAATACCGTCGCCCGATCCTTGAGCTGACCATCGACAAGAAGAAGGCCGGCGGCGGAAACGTGATCAACGGCTATGTTCGCCTTACGCGGCTGAAATACTGGCAGGCCCTGTTCGAGGCTCCGCAGTTCGTCGGCCAACTCACCTCGAACCTGCAACAAGAACTTTCGGAGAAGGTGGAAACGCTGGCGGACTACGAATTCTCGCGGGTCAACATCCTGTCGATTCAGCGGGATCTGTCGAAGCAGACGATCGCCAGCATCGAGGACACCATCATCAAGCAGTTCGATTACCTGTCGCGAGAGCATTCCTGGGACAAGGACTCGGAGAACGTCCACTACTACAATGGCTGGTGCACCAACAAGAGTTGGAAGATCAACGAGAAGATCATCTTGGCCTACTACGGTTGGGACAAGATCTTTGACCGATGGGACTATTCGCGGAATGCCAAGGATCTGATTGACCTGGAAAAGTGCCTCACGTTTCTAAACGGTGGGCTCCCTCCCGAGGTTGGCATCGCATCGTGCATAACCTCGCGGCGTGGAGAGATGGGGCAGTCCAGTTTTTCGGCCAGCTTCTTCTCGGTCAAGTTCTACAAGAAAGGCACTTGCCACGTCAGCTTCCTGCGGAAAGACTTGCTCGACCGCCTGAACCGTTTCGGAGCACAGCGGAAGCAGTGGTTGCCGCCCACGTACGGGAAACGCAAGTACGCCGACATGAGCGCGACCGAGCAAGCCGCAGTCGACTCGTTCGAAGGGGAGGCAACCTACGCCAAGGTCATGGCCGACCCTGGGAGCTACATCATCGAAACCGATGCGATGTTGCAGCTATCCCCCGCGACCGCCTGAAAGGAAACATGCCCAACCAACACACTCCCAACAACGCCGGGCGCGGCGAGTACAGCCCCCGCATCTCGATCCGATTCAGCGAGGATCAGCACAAGCAATTTCTGGCCGAGGTCAATCGGTCGGGGCTCAATATGGGGCAGTATGTGCGCGTCAAGCTCGGGCTTGAGGTGGCGCCAGTAGTGGGCGCGGACGCGGTTTTGACGTGCCCAAAGAAATCGACATCAACCACGAAATAAGCCCTTGCGCTCGTCTGACAGGCAGGCTATATTCAAGGGATGGAAACGCAAAACAACACGGCAGCGAAGACGAGGACATGGAGCCGAGGCGACAAGGTTGTGTGCAACGGCAACCGCGAAGCAATCGTGCTTGATGCGTACAGAAGCCCTGGGATGTACGAGGTTCGCTTGTGGCAGGGATTCCGCCACGTTGGGGACGTTTGCGTGGACGGTTCAGAATTGGAGGCTCGCTAGCCGTGGCAACCCGCCTCGTGGCAACCCGCGCCTGTCTGCACTGTCTCCAAATCGTCCCCGAGCACGCTGGCTGCTGTCCTCTCTGCGGTGGGAGATTCGCCAGGCCCATCGACGGCGGCGGGCCAGCCAAGGGCGCGTCGGCGTTTTTCGAATCTCTCAACGCCAACCGCGTCTACTCCGTACTCGACGATGGCAGCATCATCGCGATGACCTGGGAGGACTACGAGTCGCTGGCCGACGATGACCCGAAGCTGGCCCGAATCTACGCGATTGAGGCGCTGGCCATTCGCGCACGCAACAGGATTTTAGGGCTGCAGGACGGCCCGCAAATTTGGACACAGTAGGAGGACCAGTCATGACCACCATCATCCGCATCGCCCTGACCATCGCCATCGCCGGCGCCACCTACGCCGCATGCGACCGCCACGCAGATGCATCGGAGTGCGCGCAGTCACCCGCTGTAGCCCGAGCCGAAGCCACGGCCTCGCGCGCGGGAGCGATACCAGACAACACACGGAGGGCACGATGATGACGTTACCGACCATCTGGACGCATACGATTAGATTCAAACACGTCGGGATTAGCCATAAGGTGTGCAAGCATGTGGCCGTAACCTTGAATTCTTCCATCGATGCAAAGGCGGAGATGGCTAAGTGGTGCGGAGGCCGCGTCGAGATAGTCTCCGTGGCAACGAGAGAAGGACGGTAAGCCATGGCGGACACCGACGACGAAGCCGCGCGCTTGCGTAGCGCCGCCGCACGCGCCCTAGGCGCTGCCAGCGCGTCCAAGGCGGGCAAGGCCAGCCAAGCGAAGATCATGCCAGAGGAACGCAGCAGGCGCGCGAAAATCGCCATCAACGCCAGATGGGCAAAGTACCGGGCGGCGAAGGACGCGCCAAAGTGAAGGCTCTCAGCGTGCGCCAGCCGTGGGCGTGGGCCATCGTGTGTCTACCGACTGGCGTCGCCAAGGACGTCGAGAACCGATCATGGTCTACCGGCCACCGCGGGCCGCTGGCAATCCATGCGACCAAGCCTGCCTCGCGCGCGGACTACGAGCGCGACTGCGACGCCATCGAGGCAATCTGTGGCGAGCGCCCTCCGGGGTACCGCGACGCCGTTACCTCGGCCGTCGTGGTCGTGGGCGTGGTTGATCTCGTGGACTGTCGGGACGGCGAGACAGACAGCGCGTGGGCAGAAGACGACGCCGTGTGGTGGTTTCTCGCCAGGCCACGGCCATGCCAGCCCTTCGCGCACGCTGGCGCTCGTGGCCACCTATTTACGGTGAGCGACGATCTGATCTCCAAGCACGTAGCGCGTGCCAGGCTCAAGCCCTAGAGACTCAATCCAGGCATCACGGTCCTTGCGCGTGTTGAAGATGACGATGGCGTAGCGTTCCGTGTCTTCGTGGATGCTCATCCCCTTGGAAGACTTCCGCATCTCGGCCACGGCTTCGGCGCTGCCCTTGCGCTGCACGTCCTGCGTGCTGGGCGGCGCGTCTGCTGGCTTGTCCTCGTCCCTGAGTGCTGACATAGCCGCCAGCTCGCCTAGCGCGCTCTGGGCCTGCGGCGCTTGAGCCTCGATGGAGAACAGCGGCGCAAACTCGCTGCCGTCGAAGATGACATCGACCGTGGTCTGCTCGAAGCCGATGTGGTCCAACTCGATGTCAGGTAAAAGCTGCGCCAGCATGGGCAAGTCCCACTCGCCTTGGATCTCCGGGTTGTTCAGCAGCATGTTGGCTTCCTTTTCGTCCTTCTCGCTGAGGTCGTTGACCGCCACGTCGAGCAGGTAGTCAGGGGAGCCTTCGAGCGCGTCGAGTCCGGCCAACCGCTGGTGTCCGCCGACGAGCGGGAATTCGCCGATCTCGGCTAGCCGCGAGCTGACTACCACGGGCTCAAGGAGCTTGAACCGTTCCAGTCCCGCCTTCAGTTTCTTCTTGGCCGCTGGGCTGATCTTCCTCGGATTGTACTTGGCGCCGGTAATCTGCCCACGTGAGACTCTTTGCATTCGGAAGCCCTGGTACTTGGTCAGGACGGGCGATGATTTGTCACGAAACATGGACGAACGGTCGTTCTTTGGGGTCGCCAAGGCGGTCGGAGAGTTGTCGTCTACCATGCTGCGAAAGCACGGGTGTTTCGAAGCCACCGAACGCCTAAAAAACCGCTCCTAATGTAGCGGGTTTGTTCGCAAGTGCCCGTAATTGTTAGATGTGACTAGCTTGACCGCATCACGTGAAAAGCGCTACAGTAGGAGCGTTTTGCAGGCCCTTCGCATTTTTCGTGCTGTCGTGGGAATCTCGCAGGTAGAGCTGTCGGAAGAGTCGGGCATTCGTCGTGCGAGCCTGACGCTGTACGAAAACGGGAAGGCTTTCGCATCACGCCGCATACTAAAGCGCATTGATGACGCATATGTCCGAATCGTCGACCGGCGTTTTTTTGAAGCGATGGAAGCGCAGCGGAAAGAGCGGGCCGAGCCAGGGCCAGAGATTCCAGACGATGTGCCGGGGAACGAATGATGTGCTACGGTGGCGTCGGCGCGAATGAATCGAACCATGGACACAGCAAGCGGCGCATCAGCGGAATGGCTGGGACGGCTTGCAAGTACAGACGCGAGATCCCCCGCGTCCGAGGCACGGTGCCCGCTCTACCCCTCTCGGCCACCAACGTCTGCACGGATCCGCGCGAGCTACGACATAGCGGAGATGTGAGCCGACGGACCGTTGTGCCTGCCTTGCTGACCGCGCGAAATAGACAGCTGACTGGAATAGACGGATCCAGAGAACTCCGGAGAAGGGGATAATTTCGCGTGGCGATGGTAGTGCCAAAGAAGCGGCGAAGGGTTGACAGAAGTCCATCTGCGCCGAGAAAGCCCCCGGTGGGGAACCAATACCCAGACGCGCGTGCTGAAGCTGAGATGGCGGCTCAGGGCTTCGACGTCACGGTGTCTGCGCCTGCCAGCATGAGTCCGCTTGAGAAATCCATCGCCGACGCGGAGCAACTGATCGCGGCCGACCCGGCGCTGACATTCCGCCCGATGGAGCGGAAACTTCTCATGGAGCTGCTCACTAGGCCGCTGCGGAACATCGACGGAACGCCGGTGAAGGACAAAGCTGGCAAACAACTACCTGGCACGGCCTGGGATGCTGTCATTGGCGCCGAAATCCTGCGAGCTGCGAATGGAGACGCGGAGGCGCGTGAGCGCATCTGGCAGACCGTCCACGGCAAGCCGAGGCAGGGGCTGGAGTTGAGCGGGCCGGGCGGTGGGCCGATTGCGACCACCACCAAGCTCGACGGGATTTCGTCTGACGAGATGGCGGAGCGGATGCGGCGGGCGCTGGAAATCGTGGGCATTGCGCCTTCGGGCGCTCGGCAAGAAGATCCGGTCGAGATGATCGAGGTCAGCGCGCATGAGTTGCCGGCGCAGGACGCGACGACCGAACCTGTATCGATCCCGGCGACGGCGGCCATGGGCATGGCCACGAAACCGGCGACGCCGCCGCAGCAAGCGCAATCAGTTCTGCCGATGACTGGTATGATACCCGTGAGACGATAGTGTTGGCCACGGCAGCCACCCGCCAAGACATCGAAACCCTCGATTTTTTCGAGAGGAGCGCGCGCATCAAGGCCCGTACGAATTTCGGAGCATTCGTTCAGTTCGTCATGCGGAACGAAGAGACGGGCCAGCCGGTTCGGCTGCACAAGATGCACGTCGATTGGTTCAACCTGACCGAGCGCTATGACCGCTGGATCATCTGGGCATACATGGAATCGGGAAAGTCGATGACCTTGAGCGTGGCGCGCACGCTCTTCAAACTCGGTCGCGACCCGACTTTGCGCTTCGCCATCATCTCGAATTCCTCGCCGATGGCCAGCAAGATTGCAAACCTCATCGCCCGCTACATCGAGCAGAGCGACGAATTGCACGCGGTCTTTCCAGACCTGCGGCCAGACCCGTCAATGCCGTGGAACACCGAACAGCTCACGGTGGTGCGGCCGACCCTATCGAAAGATCCCAGCGTCAACACACTCGGCGTGGGCAGCAACACGCAGGGCGCGCGTATTGACGAGGCCATCCTAGACGACGTGCTCAATCGCGAGAACACGCGCACGAAATACATGCGCGACGGTACGCTCGACTGGTACCTCAAAACGATCCCCGGCCGCATGACCAACCGCGGGCGCATCGGCATGATCGGGAACGCTTTCCACCCTGAAGACCTCATGCACTCGCAGGCCAAGAACCCGCGCTGGTACGCGGTCAAGTGCCCCATCTTGCGTAAGGATGGATCGAGCGCGTGGCCTGAAGTGTGGCCGCTCGAACGTATCAAGAAGCGTCGCCAAGAACTCGGCCCGCTCGAATCCATGAGCCAACTCATGTGCGAGGCGGTCGACGACTCCACGGCGCGATTCAGGCGCGACTGGATCGAAGCGTGCAAGCACCGAGGAGAAGGCAAGTCGCTCGTGTACGCGCTTCGTGATGTGCCGGCTGGCTGTAAGGTTTATTGCGGCGTCGACCTCGGCGTCGGACTCAAGTCGAACAACGATCTGACCGTGTTCTTCGTGCTTTTCATCCACCCGAATGGTGATCGCGAGGTGCTGTGGGTAGAGTCCGGCCGATGGGTGGCGACCGACATCATGGCGAAGGTGATCGACCTGCACCAGCGGTTCCACTGCATCTTCGTGATCGAGAACGTGTCCGCCCAGCAATTCTTGGTGCAGATTCTCCAGAACAACACGGCGATCCCCATCGTGCCGTTCACTACGGGAAAGAACAAGGTAGACCCGAGCTTCGGCGTGGAAGCCATGGGAACTGAGATGGCGTCAAACCCGCCGAAGTGGATCATCCCTTCGCAGGGCGGGCGATGTCACCCGGATGTCGAAGCGTGGATCGGCGAGATGCTGAGCTACCACCCCGATGCGCATGCCGGCGACAGACTTATGGCTTCGTGGTTCGCCAAAGAGGGCGAGCGTCTCGGGCAGACCAAGCCGCCGCCCGTGACCGGTATTTTCAAACTCAAACTGGGCTTCTGATAGGATAGGATTCTAAGACCATGTCAAGCTCTATACACCGTGACCCAGAAGCAGGCGCCAAGCTCACAAACGCCGTTGCTCAGCAAGATCTCGTCGCGGACCAAATGCGCCGCGTGGGCCTGTCCGCTCGGCAAGTCGAGCTGAACCGAATCTACAGCTATGCGCGCGCGCAGCAGCACGACACGTGCAAGCTCGACTGGGATGGGCTCGAACATCCGACGACCGTTGATCGCGAGGCCATCGTTTCTCAGGCATTTTTGCCGCAGGGATGGAAGGATGGTGGCGGCAATCTGGAATCGCTGCCTCAGAAATATCGACGGCCGAGCGTGCCGTGCAACCTGGGCAAGGTCATCCCGGCGCGATTCACGGCGCTACTTGTGGGCGAGGGCACTCACCCGCAGTGGAAAGTCCCCGGCCAGCCAAACACCGAAGCCTGGATTGAAGCCGTGTGCGACGTCTATGGCTTCTGGGCCAAAATGGCCATAGTGCGCGACCTCGGCGGCGCCATGGGGACGGCGATTGTTGGCTTCAAACTCATCGACGGCAAGGTCATTTTCGAGGAGTTTGATACCCGATGGTGCTTCCCCACGTTCGACCCACGCGACCCGGTAGAGCTGGACATGCTCGAAGTTAGGTACATGTACCCGCAAGAGACGCTCGACAAAATCACGGGCAAGTGGCGGACGGACAACTACTGGTACAGGCGGATCATCGACAAGAAGGTCGACTGCCTGTGGAAGCCGCAGCTCGTTGGCGACGGCACGCAGGAGCCGTCATGGGCTGACCCGGCAACGGTCGCCAGCATGGTTGCGCACGGGCTCGGCAAGGTTCCTGTGCAGTGGACGCAGAACATTGAAGTCACGGGGGACATCGACGGCGATCCGGACTGCCACGGCTGTTACGATTATTTCGACCGCATCGGCGAGCTGAAGTCGCAAGCCCATAAAGGCGCGTCCAAGAACGCTGACCCGACAGCTACTATTTCCAGTGACGGCACCTACAACCAGGTCCAAATGGGCAGCGACCAGGTGCTCAAGATGGAAAAGGGCGCGAGCGCGTCTTACCTCGAAAGCGATGGGGCATCGATCAAGACAGCGGACGAAGAGGCGAACAGCATCCGAGCGATGGCCCTCGAAACCTGTGAATGCGTGCTGCCCGATCAGGAAGATCGCGAAGGCGGCCCCGTCACGGCGACCGAGATGGTCAAGAAGAGCGCAGCCATGTACGCGAAGGCGTCGCGGATGCGCCAGCAGTACGGAAGCCGACTCTTCGTCCCACTGCTGACGAAGCTCGTGGCGGCGGCGAAGATGCTCGACCGCGGAGTCGAGATCGCCGGCCCCGACGGCGAGAAGACGGTCGTCAGGCAGACGATCAACCTCCCGCCGAAGATGGTCGACGGCAAAATGGTGGAGCACACGCTGGACCAATCCGAGTACGTGCATCTGAAACTGGAGTGGCCGCCATTCGCCGAGCCGTCGCCGCAGGACACGCAGCAAGTTGCGACGGCTACGAGCTTGCTCGTCACGAACGGAATCATCAGCAAGCGCACCGCCATTCGGAAGGTGGCCCCGCACTACAACATCGAAGACGTGGACGAAGAGCTGGCCCAGGCGGCGAAGGACAAGCCGGCGGTGCCGGACTTAGGCGCGCAGTCGCTCGCTGAGCTGAATGAGGGGCGTTGATCCGCATTAGCAGGGAAGACATTGAAAATCGCGATTGATTTCGACGGCACCATCGTCAGCCAGGACCACGCATATGCAGACCTGACGTCTCCGCTCGAATTCATCGACGGGGCCAAGGAAGGCTTGCTTGCGCTGAAGGCGGCTGGCCATTACCTATTGCTTTGGTCGGCACGCGCGAGCCGGGCGCTTCTGGTAGATCCGACGCTTGATCCATTCGTCAGAGCCGGCGTGGTGCCGTGCGACCGCAAGTCGTGGTTGGCTTCGAGGCACCTGCACCGAGCGCGGTATGAGCAAATGATCGAGTTCGTCAACCGCGAGCTGCCCGGTGTTTTCGACGCCATCGACGATGGCATGGCGGGTAAGCCAAGCGTCGATTTGTTTATCGATGATAAGGCACTCGCCATGAGAGGACCCGCGACGTGGGCGCGCATCGCCCGCCAGTATGGCGAAACGGAGCCGCTTTTCGACGAGCCGCTGGTCAGCATATTGGATCGTCCCGTGGCCAGCCTCGATTTGGTCCCCGCCGGTCCACTCAAGGAAATCTTGGACGCCGTGCGAGCCGAGCTGAAGGCCGCTGGCATCGTTCATTTCGAGCCGACGTTCGCGCTGGGGGACTCTGGCTTCTGGTGCGCCGACCGCGCGCTGACGATCAATGTGCCGTGGTTTTTGGCGACCGAGGAATTGTGGCGAGCGGCGCAGCCTCGCTATCCGATGCAGTGGTCGGATGTCCTGCGAGGCGTGCGACATGAAGTTGGCCACGCGGTCAATTATGCTTTCGAGCTTTGGAAGCGCGAAGATTGGCGTCTGACGTTCGGCGACTTTCTGGCGCCCTATCCAGGGCGGCCGTGGCCATTCGTTGCCGACAGCCCGGACTTCGTCGAGTATGTCAAGGACAGCGGTCCCGGTTATGGCCAGCGTCACCCGGACGAAGATTGGGCAGAGACCTTCGCGTGCTGGCTCGACCCTACCTCGAATTGGCGCGAGCGGTACTCAGCAGGGGCGCGGCGCAAGTTGGAGTACGTCCACGTGCTGGCCCGTGACGTGCTGGGCGGTTGGCCGGCGAACCACGAGCTGGGCGTGCCGAAGCACTGGCGGTCAGCGTATACAGGGCAGACGGTAGCGCAGGCGCTTGCGATTCCGATGCAAAACACAGGTTGACACACTGGCAACATCGTGCAACCATGGTTGTCATGGATGGACAAGCAAAACGCGATATGATCATGAAGCTCACGCCAGGACAGGAAGCTATGCTTCCGCAATTCCGCAGCGAATGGTTCCGCGTCGGGACCTGCACCGACCGCGCTGACCGAGCGAAAGCGGAGGCCGCCATCTTGGCTATGCGCGCAGAGATTGGCGTCGCGACAAAGCCGATCTTTGTTTGGTGCGAGTCTCCGGCCACGTCATTGCTCGCTCTGCACGTGCTCAAATCAGAGCAATGGAAAGCGTTCGCGCGCGAATTTTCAAGAAAACTTCCGCAAGGCCTCAGGGCTAGCCTCTGGGACAGCCTCTGGGACAGCCTCAGGGACAGCCTCGGGGACAGCCTCAGGGACAGCCTCAGGGCTAGCCTCTGGGCTAGCCTCAGGGACAGCCTCGGGGCTAGCCTCAGGGACAGCCTCGGGGCTAGCCTCAGGGACAGCCTCAGGGCTAGCCTCTGGGCTAGCCTCAGGGACAGCCTCGGGGACAGCCTCAGGGACAGCCTCAGGGCTAGCCTCTGGGCTAGCCTCAGGGACAGCCTCGGGGCTAGCCTCAGGGACAGCCTCGGGGCTAGCCTCAGGGACAGCCTCGGGGCTAGCCTCAGGGACAGCATCTGGGCTAGCCTCAGGGACAGCCTCTGGGCTAGCCTCAGGGACAGCCTCTGGGCTAGCCTCAGGGACAGCCTCGGGGCTAGCCTCAGGGACAGCCTCGGGGCTAGCCTCAGGGACAGCATCTGGGCTAGCCTCAGGGACAGCCTCGGGGCTAGCCTCAGGGACAGCCTCGGGGACAGCCTCGGGGACAGCCTCAGGGCTAGCCTCAGGGACAGCCTCTGGGCTAGCCTCGGGGAGGAGTGGTGGGGCCAGCACGAAGCGTACTGGATCGCGTTCTATTTGTTTTGCCGTGACATCGTCGGCATTAAGTACGGCGATGATCGTTCGCGCCAGCTCGACATGTGGCGCGATATCGCCCAGTCGTGTTGCTGGTGGTGGTGCCACGAGAACTACGTGGTAATCAGCGAGCGCCCGACTGCCTGCCGAATTACGGAAGCCGAAGGGCGACTGCACTGTGAGGGCGGACCAGCGCTCGCGTTCGCAGATGGCTACGCTCTTTGGCGGTGGCATGGGGTCACCGTTCCAGAGGACGTGATCGCACATCCCGAGCAGCTGACCATCGCGCGCATTGATGCCGAGAACAACGCCGAGGTCCGCAGGGTGATGCTGGAGCGATACGGGGAAGCGCGCTACCTGGAGGACAGCGGAGCGAAGCCCATTCATAGTGACAAGTTTGGGGTATTGTTCCGCAAAGAGATTTCTGTAGATGAGCCGCTCGTGATGGTCCGGGTCGTGAATTCCACTGCCGAACCAGATGGGCATTTCAAGGTGTATTGGCTCCGAGTTCCGCCAACCATCGAGACCGCACAAGAGGCCGTGGCCTGGAGCTTCGGCGTCGAGCCCAAGGATTACAAGCCAGCAATCGAAACTTAGGAGGACAACGTGAAGACCAAGAAGCCGCAGATGTTCAGACAAGGTGATGTTTTGGTGATTGAATGCTCGCGCGTCGACGCCGTCAATGAGGTCGAGCGAGAAGGAGATCGCATCGTGCTCGCCCACGGTGAAGTCACTGGCCACGCCCACGCCATCGCATCGATGGACGCGACTCTGTTCATGGACGCCAAGACACTCGACCGATACCTCGACGTCAAGGCGCCGGTTACGCTCCTTC